AGAGTGATGCGTTTCTTTTTTATTTAGAGGTGACATGATCCAGTTTGACAGAATAGTCGAGTGCGCGTTAAGCGAGTTAAACAAAGTCGGAGTCGAGGCTAAAGGACTAACAATTACTTTCGATATCAAGAAGGACGCCTCCTCGAATGAAAATAAAGCTGAGATTCAGATATATAATTTTAACGAAACCAATCGGAATTGGATAGATAAGGCTGAGTATCACAAGCAATCGCCGATCATGGTTTTATTAAAAGCTGGATATCATAACTATGCAAAACAGATTTTCTTCGGTGACGTTAAGCAAGCGTCTTCCAAGAAAGAAGGTTCTGACTGGATAACCTATATTTCAGGGTCAGACGGCAACACAAAAAACTTTAGCGCAAAAGTTTCCAAGTCGTTTAAGGAGCAATCAACTTTGAGCCAAGCCATAAATTTTCTGGTAAACGAACTGGATTTTCCAAAGAAGATGATTAAAGACATTCCCGATGTCACATACAAAAAGGGACTTTCGATATCGGGTTTTGCGAAAGACGAGCTGGATATTTTATGTAGAGCTTATGATTTACAATGGTTTATTGACGATGGGACACTCGTTGTAATTCCGCAGATAACGGATACGGGGGAAACAGCTATATCCATAAGGGCTGAGACGGGCTTGATTGGCTCTCCGTCAAAAAACGAGAAAGGTGTTGATGTCACTTGCCTTTTGAACGGTGATTTCAAGATAGGAAGAAAAGTTCAACTTGAAAGCGTTCTTTTCCCAAAGGCGAATTATAAAATTGTCGAGGTCTCACACAAGGGGAATAGCAGAGAAGGAGATTTCTATTCAAAACTTCTTTTACAAAACTTATGACGGATTTATCTAAAAACTATACGAATCAGCCCATAGGAGTTATTAAGAGATTGATTGATAACTCGCTTATGGATTTGCACGTCAGTTTACCTGCTAAAGTAGTGAAATATGATTACGCTACACAGAAAGCCGATGTCCAGCCGCTAATCAAGAAGAGATACCGGGACGGTACGGTAAAATCGTTTCCGACAATAACCTCAGTTCCCGTATGCTTTCCAAGAGTGAATAATTCTTATGTTTATATGCCATTAAAAAAAGGGGATAAAGTTCTTGTCATTATCTCGGATTATTCGTTAGATAACTATCTGTTCGGAGGTCAGGAAATCGACCCGATGGATTTACGATCCCACCACTTATCAGACGCTTTTTGTGTGCTTGGAGGATACGACTTTCACAATCCAATTGCTGATCTCGCTAATGCAGACGATCTTGTGATAAAAAACAATGTTATGAAAATTACAATGAAGCCTACGGGTAAATGCAGTATAGTTGGAACAGACGGAGTGGATTTAGTCACAGAGGCTTACAATCTGGCAAGTGAGGGCGAAAACGCTACGGTTTCAGTGGTTACAACACCGATAACAGGTACTCCTTGGTCAACCAGACATAATGCGTCGCTGAATAATTCAGCGGCTTTTGGAGCGATAAAAACGAAACTGGCAAAGATAAAAATATGAACCTGAAATTAAATGGTGCTTGGGATTTGGCTATTGAAAACAATCAGCTCGTTCTTTTTGAGGGGATTGACGAGATTACTCAGCTTGTTTGCCAGAGACTCAAGACCTTCTATGGTGAATGGTTTTTGGATACTTCTATTGGTATCCCATATTTTCAGGTCATCTTAGAAAAGAATCCCAATCCTTCAACAATTGAAGCAATCTTTGTGAAGGAAATTATCGAGACGGACGGAATCATAGAATTAACATCAATTGTTTTGGACATAGATGATAGTTTGAGACATTTGGCTATTGATTGTAATATGATTAGTACAGATGGAGTGATAGAATTTTCTACAATAATAGGAGGTTAAAATGCCTTACGGACTGACGGCAGGCGGACTGATAATAAAAAGACTTGCAGATATTAAAGCGGAACTCGAAGCCTCTTTCAAAGGTGAATTCGGAACGGGAGTGAATCTTCAGGCACAGGGTCCCTTCGGGCAAATGATAGGAATTTGGTCTGAGCGTGAGGCTTTATTATGGGAACTCGTAGAGGCGATTTACAACGGTCTTGATCCTGCAACAGCTGAGGGAGTACCGCTTCAAAAGAGTTGCAATATCGTTGGAGTAACTAAACAAGAAGCTACTTATTCAACTGTGACTGTAACATGCACGGGAACACCTGCAACGGTGATTCTGATAGGAACGATTTTCTCAGTATCTGGAAATCCACTTGCTAGATTTCTAACGGATTATCAGGTGACTATCGCTGGAGGTGGGACGGTCAGTGTCGAATGCACAGCCGAGACCGCTGGAGCTGTGATTGCAAATGCCGCGTCACTTACCGTGATTGAAACTCCTGTTTCGGGATTGGATTCTATAACAAATGCTTTAGATGCCGATGTCGGGAATAATGATGAGACAGATGCCGAGTTAAGATATAGGCGAAATCTATCATTACAGCAATCTCAAGCGGCAACTCTTGAAGCGATCAGAACCGTGCTTTTGGAAGTTGAAGATGTTGATAATTGTGTGGGTGAGGAAAATATTACTGGTGAAGTTGATGGAGATGGGAGACCGCCTCATTCTTTTGAAATGGTTGTGCAAGGCGGGACAGATGCGAACATCGCGACTGCTATTTGGGAGAGCAAACCTACGGGAATAAAATCTCATGGTACGGAAATGTATACCGTGACTGATTCACAGGGAAAAAATAGAGACATTTATTTTTCAAGGGCAACCGAGATAGACATTTATGTTATTGTGGATATAACAAGAATTTCAGGAATTCTACCGACAGAAGCACAGGTCAAGCAAAAGATTATCGACTACGGAGACGGATTGAATCTTAGCGATGATGTACTTCCCGTTTCCGGTATTATTCCGAAGATCGCGGAACTTGCGAATATTAAGGATATAACAATAAAGGTTGGCACTGCGCCCGCGCCTACACTTGACGATCCTATTACTATCGATGCTACCGAAATAGCAGTTTTCAGTACGGTAAATATAACGGTGAACTTTATTTAATTATGGTTACAAAGATAACAACACATGAAGCGGATGCCTTGAAAAGATTGCTCATCCAGTACAAAGGACAGCCCAACTTCGAGAACTTCTTTAAATGTTTCACTACTCAGATACAAGGCTTAGAAGATGTCATTTATTCTCTGCTTGAACTTCTTGATATAGATTTAATGATTGGCGCACAACTCGATTTGATAGGGCGGATCGTCGGACAGCCGCGTAATGATATGACGGATACATTATACAGAATTTTTCTTAAGGCTAGGATCGGAGTTAATACAAGCGAGGGGAATTTCGTTTATGTAAACTCAGTTTTTCGCATTCTTTTGGCTGGGGTAGAAGGAGATATCTGGGAATGCTTTCCTGCCGAAGTACAATTATTTGTCAGTGGTACAATTTCTGTTACAATTGAAACTTATATGACTTCAATCATGCAAGACGTTGTTGGAGCAGGGGTAAAAGTCTGGGGAGTGAAATATCCTTCGGACACTTTCGTTTTAGGCTGGTACGGAGAGCCCGACCCAGTATGGTTGGGAAAAGGATTGAGCTGGGACACGAATTTAGATCAGGGAAAATTAAGTTGGACATTACCTTAAGGAGAAAACATGGGAAAACCTACAGAACATCTCGATTGGACGGACGCGACACCCGCGAATAGATTAGAACCTTCGTCAGGGAAAAAAGATACGGGCTGGATTTATCAGGAATTCCCAGCGGGCAATCATCTGAATTACAATATTTGGCTTCTTGACCAATGGACTAAGTTTCTTGCTTTCGCCTTTCAGGATTTTGTCATGGTAGGTTCTAATTCATTTAATGATTATGCAACGATAGTCTTAGCAATAGCAGGGGGAAAGAAAAAATTAATCCTCACTAGCGATATCGAAGTAACTGCTCAGCAGAATTTTTCTCTCTCTGATGGAATCATCATAGGCAACGGGTTTAAAATTAAGGGCACAGCCGCTATTGCAGGTGCAATCCTTTTAATAAGCGGGAACGATAATAGATTGAGAGATTTGATTGCTGAAGGAACGCATACTTCGGGAGTTATCACTGATGGAATAAAAGTATCTGGGTCAAGGAATCAGGGGAGCGGGATAAGAGTCAATCAAAATGGAGCAGGCGGTACTATGACCGATGGTTTTGATTTTTCAGGCAACGATAATCAACTTGATGTAATGACCAGACAAATAGCGGGAACGCTTACAAATACATTGACGGATACAGGTACAGATAACGATTATAGATTAGTGGAGGCTTAACATGAAAAAATTTATTTACGGGATTTTAGGTTTTCTTTTTGCGATTATAATAATAGGTTGTTCAATTCGATATGGAGCTCTCAAGGGTTTTCAACATAGCCCTTCTGTAACAATGATTTGGAAAGATTATGAGACAATAACTATACAAGCAGGAAAGTATTTTATCGATGGAAAAATTTTAGATTTAGCCGCAAACACAGATTGGTCTTGGACTTTAGATACAGGCGCACAGGCATCAGCAACTTGGTATTATTTTTATGCTTATGATAATGCGGGAGTGGTTGGATCAGTAGGTTCGCTAACTTACCCAACTACAAGCAGATTTGATATTAATCTAAGTGGAACGACCTACGACAAAAATATTTATTTGGGGGCATTTCGCAATGATGCCGATAGTCGTATTCAATCATTCTTGCACATAAAAGAAGAATTTCTAGTACATGTAGACACAGGTAATTATACAGTAACTAGCAATACAAATGCTTACGTCAGCAAGACAATAGTAGTTCCTGTCAC